TTATGGCTGAAACAAAAAACAATGAGGAAAGGAACCGGAGGCTGAAACAAGCCTACATAGTCATCGGGCTGGTGACGATCGCATTCTATCTGGACCGCTTTGGTCCCGGCGTCTACACCGGCGATTGGAAGATTTACGCTTATGTCATAGGGATTGTATTTGCTATCGGTGCAGGATATCTTACAGTGACCCATGTTCTTGATCGTTTTATTGATAGGAAGAAATGAAGAAAAAAGACTGCAGGAGATGCGGCCGCTGCTGTATAATCTGTACTGATATTCAGCTAACGAGAGAAGAGGTCCGCGAAGGCCTCTATCCTAAGCGGCGGAGAAACCGGCCCCGGGGCGGTCCCGTACAAGGCTGGAGCAAATGGATTATGATGAGAGGGATAGTTTATGAACCGAAACTGAAGCGGGAGATCTTCGCCTGTGTGTACTGGGACCCGGTGACGAGGGATTGCCTTATCTACGAGGACAGGCCCGTTGTCTGCCGGATGTATGAATGCGTGGATGAGGGCGCGGCTAAGGTCCACCGGATCTGGCTCGCAATAAACAAAGGGAAGGAGACAGCACTATGCCTGGATGCTTGATCAAAGCGGTTTTACTTTCGATGGTCGTGGCCTCGATCTCGTTTTTTATTACCCATTCGCAGCTGTTAATAAAACAAAGGAAATGGCTATGGGATAAAAGCGATTTTCTGGCCGGTCTCCTGGACTGCAGTTATTGTCTTGGTCATTGGGTAGCGGCGGTTGTGTTGTTGATCTTTCCCGTGAGACTATTTGGCATATTCTGGCCAGTGGATTATTTTCTGACCTGGCTTGTTATAAGCTGGATCGCCGGGGTGCAGAGCCTGGCTGTAAGCTGGCTGTGGGGTGAATGAAATGTGTTGTGGAAGATTGCATAAACTGACAAGAGAGAAGTTCCGGGAAGCACCACCAGGGATTCCTGCGCCCGTGAAAAGGACAGAGCATGTCAACAGGGCGATGAGGGTAGAGCCGGCGAACCCCAGTACCAGATGTCCCGAATGTGGAAGCGGACTGCGGCGGCTCGCAAGTTGCTGCTCCACGACCTTCCGCTGTATCACTTATCCAAAATGTAAATACAAAGAAGTCTATGATAAACAAGGAGAAAGGCGATGAGGATAGAAAATATAACACAGGACAATATAAAAGAATTGCCCGACGTGGAACTCCGGAACCTAAAGATCAGATTCATTGGCATTTATGACCGGTATTTTGCAGACCCGGAGATGAAAAAAGCGGTGGATCTGGAGCGCCAGGTCTTCTACAGCAAATACATAGTCCTGCGGACAGAGATGAAAAAGCGGAGCATAGAATTCCATGAAGGAGTCGCGTTGGATAAGGAAGTTAACACCCGTATTTTCCTGAAATCGGTTTGGGGGCTGGACGTTCCCAGCTTGAATGAGATCCCGATCGTGAAGTCATACGCGGCCATAAGCGGTACCTTCATCAAATCTCCCAAAGTGGCAAAGAGCATGGATGTCGTTATCCGGAATACGGAGAAGAACCGGGACGAGCGGCTGGAGAAAAAAATCGCCATGGAATTGAAAGCGCATACTGGGAAAATACCTAATTTTATTTACTCACCGGAGGGGCCTGACTCATCACATATTCCCGTATTCGATCTGGTGCTGAAAGCCCGGGATGAAACCAAGAAAATAAATGTGGCAAAAAAACCGATCGAAAAAAAGAAAATCAAAAAAGCCTTTCCCATAGAGAAGCCGGAGGAGACAGAGAATACAATCCGAATTCCCGTAGGCCCCGATTGCGAGGTGACTGCCACCATAACCATAGATAAAGGGCAAGGCATATCTGCGCTTTACTGTGGGAAAATAAAGAAGATACGCACCTATCTATTTGACAAACGGGTGAAGGCCTGGACCATGGCCTCTGCCCGGGCCTGGATAAAAGAGCATAGCGAGAAGGTGGAAAAGGCGCTGGGTGAAGGTCAGGGCGTGGGAGGCCCGAGGCAAGGAGTGGGCGGCGCTGAGCTCTGCGTATGCCCTGAATGCGGACACGAAGAAAAGCATAAGAGAGACGAACCCTGCAACAAGATTAAGTGCCCTGAATGCGGGACCCCGATGAAAGGCAAGGCGCAGAAGATAAGGAAGAAGCTGACTGAGGCCGAGCAAAAGGACTACGATGAGGAAAGCGCACTGATCAGGGAGAATGCGAAGAAGGCCAAATACCCGCACAAATTTGAAGCCGCAAAATGGACATGGCCGAATGGACATCCACGTTGCATCCACTGTGGTGAAGAGGAGATGGTAGATAAAAATAATAAGTCATTACCCTGCGAAAAACCGGTAACGAAATTCACCATAATCAAAATCGACAAGAAAAAGCAGATGGCCGGCGGCGTGGTTTACGAACCGGATCAGGTCGATACCCAAGGCGATTATACGGACAGCAAAGAAATTGAAAAAGCAATGTACCGCTTCATGGAGAAATATGCCACCGATACCAAGCGGATCAAAATAAACCATATGGGCAAGAGATATTTCTTCCCGATCGTCGAATGCTTCCAGGCAGAACAGGACACCATGAAAGGTGGCCAACTGTTAAAGGCCGGTACCTGGTGGCTGATGATAAAAATACCGAATGAGAAAATCTGGAAGGACGTTGAATCCGGAAAGCTCACCGGTTTTAGCATGGGCGGTACGGCTAAAGGATGATTCCAGAAAAATACAATATCGTTTATAGTTGGTGGTGTTTGATTTGTCAAACATATCATTTTTATCCCGAGCGATGTCCTTTTGATGATATGGATGATGAAGAAGAGGAATACTATTATTCAATAAGATGAAAGGAAAAGCAGCCATTCTTGAAACGTTGGACAGTCCACTCATCGTGGACGAGATAGAAATCCCAGCGCCCGGCAAGGGACAAGTTCTTGTCCGGGTCTACTGCAGCGGGGTATGTGGAACGCAACTGGAAGAGATCTCCGCAAAACGGGATCCTCATCTTCCGCACCTGCTTGGCCATGAAGGCGCCGGCATGGTAAAGGCGATAGGCGAAGGAGTGACTCAAGTTAAAGTTGGCGATCATGTAGTTATGCACTGGCGGAGAGGAGCAGGGATAGAATCCACATTTCCGAAATATCCTTGGGGACAACGTACTGTAGGTGGCGGACTCGTGACGACATTCAATGAGCACGCACTTGTATCTGAAAACCGTCTGACACCGATAGCAAAAGATATCCCCTGGTCTGTAGCTGCACTCATGGGCTGTGCGGTGACGACCGGGCTCGGAGTGGTATTCAAAGAAGCAAAGCTCCATGCAGGCGAATCCATAGCCGTCATTGGTTGCGGCGGCGTGGGGCTGAATATCATCCAAGCGGCGGCAATGATCTCCGCCTCTCCGATTTTTGCCTTTGATATCCTTGATAAAAAACTGGAGATGGCAAAACTTTTTGGTGCTACCATGGCCTGGAATATAAAAAAAGAGCCGATCGCATTTGGGAACGTGGATGTGGTGGTGGACTGCACGGGTGATGTGGCCCTCATTGAAAAGGGGCTTGAGATTGTCGCCTCCCGAGGTCGTATGATTCTTGTAGGATTACCGCATGGAAAGCAGAGCTCCACAATCCAAATCCACAATATGCGTCAGCACTTCACCGGTAAAAAGATCATATTTAGCGAAGGCGGGAGCACAGACCCGAATACAGATATCCCGCGCTACCTAAGACTTTTTAAAACGGACAAGCTGAAATTGATCGAACTCATCACTCACCGCTTCTTGCTGGGTGATATAAACAAGGCGATTGCCGCTCTCAACAGCGGAGATTGCGGCCGCTGCTTAGTGGTGATGCCATGAAAAAAGAATTGTTGATCGAAGCCTATAGCAGGATGCTGAAGATAAGATTGGTTGAAGAGCGTCTGGTCAAAGAATACCTGGAAAAAAACATCCGGAGCTTCGTCCATTTTTATGTCGGCCAGGAAGCCATCGCCGTGGGCGTGTGCATGAACCTTACAAAAAAGGATTACGCTTTCGGAACGCACCGCTGCCACGGCCATTACCTGGCGAAGGGCGGAGATCTGAACGCGATGATAGCGGAACTCTACGGCAAAGCCACGGGATGCTCCGGAGGGCGCGGCGGATCCATGCACCTGATCGACCAGAAAGTGGGATACATGGGCTCAATTTCAATCCTCTCAAGCCTGACCTCGATTGCTACAGGAATGGCATTCGAACAAAAAAAATACGAATGGAAAAACATAACCGTTGCATTCGTGGGTGACGGCGCAGCTGATGAGGGGAGTTTTTATGAAAGCATAAACCTCGCAGCATTGATGAAAGCGCCGATCATTTTCGTTGTGGAGAACAATCTGTATGCCGGCATGAGCGCTGCCGAAGTCAGGCATCCGAAGGACTATGATCTGAAAAAAATAGCAGAAGGGCTTGGAGCTTGGTATTGCAAGCCCGACGGCAATAATATTATGGAAGTATACGACGCCACAGAAGCGGCGAAGACAGCAATGAAGGCGATGGGAAGGCCTTGTGTCATTGAATGCACCACGTATAGGCACATGGCCCACAGCGCCCCTCTTTTCGATGACAAAGAAGGCTACAGAAAGGTTGATGACCTGAAAACAAGACTGAAAGCCTGCCCGTTGAAAAAGATCACTAACAACTTTTTCTTTGATCCCGATATACTCGAAATGATGAAAGTCGAACTCAACCATGAAATAGACGAGGCGATCCGCTTTGCAGAGAAGAGCCCCATGCCGGATCCAGAGACGCTCACCGAAGGAGTTTATCATGAGTAGGGCCCTGACCTATGTTGAGGCTATAAGAGAGGCTCTGGATCAGAGTATGGAGAAGGATCCATCTATATTCGTCATGGGCTTGGGTGCAACCTACGCGAACGGCTGCGACGGCACGACCGCTGGCCTTGTGAATAAGTACCCGGGCCGGGTCTTTGACACTCCTTGCTCGGAAAATTCAACGACCGGTTTCTGTATAGGCGCGGCTATTGCCGGGATGCGGCCGGTGATATATCACGGGCGTGTGGAATTCGCGCTGTTCGCCATGGATCAGATCGTGACCCAAGCAGCGAAGTGGAATTATATGTTCGGCGGAAAATCGCCGGTTCCTGTGGTGATAAGGATAGCAGTCGGGCGCCGGTGGGGAGATGCGCCGCAGCATACATCTGTCCTGCATTCGATATTCGCTCATGTGCCCGGGCTAAAGGTCGTAGTCCCTTCAACGCCTCGCATGGCCAAGGGGCTTCTGATCAGCGCAATCGCGGACAATAACCCGGTGATATTTATGGAGCACCGCTGGCTCTACAACCTTAAACAAACGGTTCCGGAAGATCGGTCCGGCTATCCGCTTGACGCAGCGCACATCAAACCGGGCAACGATGCAACGATTGTTACCATGGCCGATACATATATAGAGGCGTATCGCGCACTTCCCGCACTCAGAGCCGCCGGCATTAATCCTGAGATAATAGATCTTGTGAGCATAAATCCCATAGACTACAGGACAATTTTCGAATCCGTAAGAAAAACCGGACTCCTCATGGTGGTGGATGTCGGGACCAAAGCTCTTGGAATTGGCAGTGAGATCGTGGCCAGAGTATGCGAGGATGAGAAAACCTATCGCGCATTGGGAGCGGCTCCGGTCAATATCTCAGCACCGGATTGCCCTTGTCCAATGGCGCCGTCATTAACAGAAAAATACTACCCCACAGCCGATACGATCATTGAGGGCTTTTCAAAGATGGGCGGATTCTATAACACTAAAATAAAGCGCGAGAAGCGCACCGATTTTCATAAAATGCATATGCCACCGGGCGACAATCTGGACGAACTCTTATGATAAAAAAGACGGTATTGATAACGGGATCGAGCAAAGGGCTGGGCCGGAACCTGGCTTATATATTCGCCCAGAACAGTTACAACGTAATCCTGCACGGCCGGGACCAACCAGCCATGGCCGAAGTCGCTGACGAGGTGCTGAAAAGAGGCGTGGTCTGCGATGCTGTTCTCGGCGATCTGAACTCGCAGAAAACGATCGACAATCTGTATGAAGTCGCAAAGAAAAGGGATCTCGATATCCTGATTAACAACGCCGGGCTCTACGCACACAAGCCGTTCATCGACATGAGCGCTGCAGAATTGAAGCGGATAATTTACGTGAACCTCATAGCCCCGGCGCTGCTGACGATGAGAATATATCCCATTATGAGAGAGAGAAAATCAGGGACAATAATAAACATAAGCTCCATGGCCGCAACTGTGGCCAACGAACGGGAGGCTGCCTACTGTGCAAGTAAGCACGGGTTACGGGGATTCACCCGGTCCTTCCGCTACGAGGCCACGCGCCATGGAGTGCGGATGATGAGCATTTACCTGGGTGCAATGCGTACTGCGATGACCGCATACAGAGAAGACCATGCGCAGCTGATAGATCCATTCGAAGCGGCCCGGGAGATATTCAGCGTTTGCAAAGATTACGAGAGCCTGATCGTCGAAGAGATCGGATTAAGGAGAAAAAGATGAGAGGCCTGCACGAGGCTACAATAAGAAGGGCCGAATTGCTATTCCACCAATACGGGAGCATCACCACTGGGCACGGCCTGAGCCGGCGGGATCTCCGGCTGCTGGAGCGGGCGGGCCTTATAGAGAAGCGGCTGATGAAAAACAAGGATACGGGCGCGCTTATTTATGAATGGAAGCCGGTATCTATTGCAAAAGAAATTATAAAAAAAACTTGACAAAAGAAAATAGCAGTATTATTTAGTATATAACTGACCGTAAGGTTTAGAATTTGAAGCCCGAAGCCAGGCTGCAAGCGCAGCGGAGATCGGGGCGTTCAAGATTCTGAAATCCCAAATTAAGAGTTTTGGACGCGCTTCATCTGAAGGGGGTCAAAACACTTACAGACTTTAAATTTTCGGAGGTCTGTATGCCAAGAAAAATTTACGATATCGACGTGGACGAGATAACCATCTGTGGATCCACGGCGAATCGCAAACAATTCTTTATCAAAAAAACGAGGAGAACGATGGATAAATTCATAGAATTGCTGGAAGGATTTGTGGTTGACGAGGACGATGACGATCTTACCAAAGAGGAAATTGCAAAGGCTGAAGCGCTCGGCAAGGAGCCGAAGGCTGTCATAGAAAATGCCTTAAATACCTTTGGTGAATATAAAGAGAACATGCCCGATGATCTTCTCGCCGCTGCAAAAATCCTGGTTAAACAAGCCTCTTTTGTTGATTCGATCAAAAAAGAGGACCTGGAAAAGGCTGGGGCTGCGCTGAGTAAAACAACCAAAGCCCAGCTGTCAAAGATTCTCACGTATTTAAAAGGCTCTCCTGCCGCCATCGCTACACTGAAAACCTTGCTCGGAGAAAAGGTCGAGAAGGAAGTGCATGTAGATGATGATGGTGAGAAGCTGAGTGCGGAGACTGAAGCCAAACTCGAGAAGCTCGAAGCATTGGAGAAGGCAGAAACAGAACGCATCGAAAAAGAAGAGAAAGAGAAAAAAGAAAAAGAAGACGAGGAAAAGCAGGATCTGAAAGACCGGCTGGAAGCCCTGGAGAAAGGGAAGCCTGTCAAAAAAAGCATTGATGATGACGGTGACGACGAAGACGATGAGAAAAAGAAAAAGAAAAAAGACCTCAAAAAAGATGAGGACAAAGAAGACCAATGGCCTTCACTCTGGATTCCAGGTTTAGCGGAATCTGAATAACGAGCGGAGCCAAGATAGTCTTTATCACTATAATTGACGAAAGGAAAAACTATGAAAACCACAAAAAAGATGTTACGCAAGCAGGATATCGAGGGCTACAACCTCATATCACTCCCCACCATCCAACTCACTCCCATAGAAGCTGACAAGTTCCTGGACTGCATCTACGATGAGAGCGTGATGAAACATTACGCCCGCTTTGAAAAGATGGCAAAGCCAACAAAGTACATCCGCCATCTCGGATTCGGTAGTGGAAAATTCCTTTACCCCGGTCACAATTTCAACGAGGCTAAGTACAAAAAGCAGTTCACTCACAATCGCATGACCCTCAAAGCCGAGAAAATTCGCGGCTGCGTGCCGATCTACGACGACGACCTTGAAGAGGGACTCGAGGGCGCCGCATATAAGAACCACATCATGGGGCTAATCACCAAGCAGATCGCAAACGAGCTCGAGTATGCATTCTACATGGGCGATGCCCAGGGATATAATTCCTGGACAGCCGATGACATCGAAAGCCTGTGGGATGGTTGGCGCTATATCATCAACAACAGCCAGAGCGGAGATACCTATTACAACGACGTCTGCGGAGCAGCGCATATCAAAGATGCCTGCGATACGGAAAGTGGTGCGGAGTGGGATCTACCCGGCATGATAGCGGAACAGGATGCAGCGGCTCCTTATAACTGGGAATTCAAGTACGCCCGCGCGATCAAGAACATGCCCGCCAAATACAAGGCCGCATTTGGCTTGAAAAATTTCGTGTTCATGAACTCCGATCTCGTAACCCAGGACTACATTGAAGCTCTTTCCGCCCGCAGTACAGCACTTGGCGACGCGGTATTCACCGGCGCAGCCAAGCCCGCATACGGCAATGTGCCGATTGTTGACGTACCCCTCATGCCGACTAACCTCGGCACCGATGGGCAAGCAGTTGACGACTACGGCATAATCGGCGGCGGAGACTACACTGACGTGATGCTCACATACAAGGGAAATCTCATTATCGGAATGCAGAAGGAGATCAAGATAGAGCCCCAAAGATCAGCCTCTGACGAATGCACCTATTACTTCTACACCATGAAAGTTGCCCTTGCGATCGAGAACGTGAACGCGATCGTTTTCATCAAGTGCCTGACCCACGCGTGCTGACGATGTTTGAAGCTATAGTAACAAACTATGGGAACGCCCGTATGCCATTCCCGACCCGAATAGGCAACTTGTCAATCGGTAGACTCAGCGAGCTGAAGGTCACTGATCGTGGAGTTTATAAGGACCTGAAACGCTTTGAGAAGTCTGCCAGGCTCGGGTTCAAGGTGGTTGTCGACGACGAGAACGGACACTCACCCGCTTCGGCGGATCCCGGGATCGACTTCGGTGCCTACTCCATCAACGAGCTGCGGAGCATTGCCTCCGGTAAGGGAGTGAAGGGCGCCTTCTTTATGAAGAAGGTAGACCTATTAAAAATCCTAAAGGAGGAAAAACATGGACCCTGATCAATTCCCAAAAACAGACATTCCTGATCATCAGGAAGAGCAAATCATCCGCGACTTTTATATGTTCAACTACCACATCAACAGCCATAAAATGCGCTGGCTGAAAGATGTGATCGATATCATTGACGCGCATCGTTATATGTTCGATTTCTGCGAAGGGCTCGACGATGGAATTCTCTGGAACGTGGATAGTGTCGGCCAAGGAGAGACTTACAGCTGCACCGATGAGGTAAACGGTGTGCTTCTACTGCAGAATGCTGCTGCTGATGACGACCTCATAGAAGTGACACGACTCTGCGAATGCTGGAAGCTCGTTGACAATTATCCGCTCTATGCGGAGATCCGCTTCAAACTGGACAACGCTTTGCTCTCCAATTTCTGGTTCGGATTCGTGACAGGAACTTCATTCTTTACCCAGCCTAATGACTTTCTCGTTTTTGAGAACGATGGAGTAGATGCGAATCTTGAGATTTCCAATCAGGTAAACGGCGCAGGAAATGAGACCCTTACCGGTCACGTCCTCTCAGCAGATACCTGGCTACGGCTTGGCCTGCACTGGGATGGTGACGGTACGGTTCGCTGGTTCGTCATTCAGGATGGCGACGCCCCGCAGACGATTCTTTTCACAGGCAGCATCACAACATCTATCTGTCAGGACGAAGAATTCACCATTGGATTCGGCGTTCGAAACGAAGGAGCAGCAGCCAGAAATATGAAGATCGACTACATCAAAGTGTGTCAACGACGGGTGATCGAATAGGACCCAAAAAGGTCATAACTGAAAGGGAAGGGCGCCAGAAAAGGCATTAAGGGCATTGCCATTTATCCCTCAGCGGTGCCCTCCCTTTTTTTCAAAGGAGAGGTGAATGGCAGTAGAAGGATGCTATCTGGTTGAAGCCGATATCACCAACTGGCCAGCAGGGATGAGCGATGAAGAGAAGCAAGCGATAATAGATAAAGTCGAACAGATAATTGACAAGGTTACTCATACCCATTGGTGCGCTACGGCTTTTGACTTAAAGCTGAACGGCAACAACAAAAACCGTCTTTTTGTCCCGCTCCATACGGATATCCTTTCGGTCACAAGCATATTCATTGACTGCGTGGAACTGGATTCAAGCTGGTGGACGTATGATGTCAATTCCGTTTTTCTCGATCCGTGCATCGGTGACAGTTTATGGGGATCGAATGCCATCCAGGACGGCGATTTTTACACCTGGAAAGTGGCAGATCCGACAACTGATCTTTATTATTGGGTAGAAACCATAGCCGGTACGTCGACCGTAAACCGGGACACAGCACAAGTTCAGGTCGGAAACTACTGCGTGAGGATGGATGTTGATGCGCTGAATAGCCAAGTGGGGATAGAACAGAAATTCTCGCTTTACAGAAACAGGGACTATAGGCTGGCATTTAAATACTTGAATTCAGCCGCGGCAAAGACCGCCGAATTCATGTTGTATAACGCTGACTTGGATGTTTCCCTGCAGGCCGATGGAACGTGGACGGCCGGCCAGGTTTATGTCGAATTGGATAACGTGTTGGCGTGGACCGACTACGCGCTCGAATTCACAAGCCATGCGGATTTTGCAAACTATGAGCTTTATTTAGGGAACTGGGCAGCCGCTTCGAGTTCGATCTATTTTGATAACGTAGGCATTCTGACCGCCGGGATCGCGGCCATAGCCAGTGATATTACGGAAGGGATTTTTCCTCACGGTTTCAACAACGTCCAGGTCATAGGAACGCATGGAGAGAGCGGCGCCGTTCCGGAAGCCATAAAGCAGGCCGGGATCGCATTCGCCGAATGGGAGAACGATCCAGCATCGGGCGCAGCTATGGGGCTTATGAAGAGTGAGAAGATCGGTGATTATTCGTACACGAACCTGGCCACCGCAGAAGCCGATGTGCTGACCGGAATTGATAAAGTCGACATGTACCTTCGCCACTATATAAAGCGGAAGGCGATTGTCATGGCCCCATGATGGGCTGCGAACTCTGCGAGCTCGAACGGCGGACAGCATGGCATTATGAAGATGAGCTTATAGTCATCTGCGATTGCGTGACCTGCGGCATACCGATGTTGGTGTTCAGGGCCCACGGGCCGCGGACGGAAGAAGAGCATCTTGAGGCTCGGGTGAAGATTATAGAGCTATATGGAAAGCGGCTCATAAGGATACGGATTAAAGCTCGGAAGGTGATCGACCACGAGCATTGGCATATTTATTTAAGTAAATGAGAAAAGGCATGGATAAAAAGACGGGATTTCTCGCAGATTCTGAATTCTCAAATGAGTTCTTTTGGAAAGTGGTGCCGAATGACGCCTGGGCCGGAAAACCTTGCTACATCATCGGCGGAGGCCCCAGCCTTGAGGAGCATTGGCCCTGGCTCTTGCCCAGGCTTAAAGGACAGCTCACGATCGGAATAAACCGGGCGTACGAGATGTTTGAACCTACGATAATATTCGGCATGGATCCTACGTTCATACGTCACCTCCAGATGGGAAAATACGGCAACCTTGCTCTGCAAAAGTGGAGGGAATCGAGGGCGCACAAAGTCTGGCTGCTTACGTACAAGACCAAGGTGGCTGAAAATGTCCGCATTCTCAAGTGCATCGGTGGGTATGCCCTGGCGCGCCAAGCGTTTCCTCTCAGAATGGAAGAAGGCATAGGCCACGGAAAAAATTCAGGTTATGCGGCGCTTAATTTAGCCGCGTGTTTGGGAGCCAATCCGATCTATCTGCTTGGCTACGACATGAAAAAGGATGGGGACAAATCGCATTGGCACGACGGCCATCCAAAACCCATGCCGGACCATGTGCCCGAAACTTTCAAAAAGCAGTTTTTCTTAGCATCAAAGGAACTGAAAAAAAGGAACATCACGGTCATAAATCTGAATCCTAAATCAGGCTTGACTTGCTTTCCGAGGACAGAAATATCCACCGGCTTTGTGAGCGAAGCGCCCCGGGTGGAGCACATAAAGCGGGGCCCTGCGATCTCACGGGATGCTGCAAAATTTGGCCCGCTGGCCAAGATCCAAACAGAAGCCGTCCCTAAAAAAGATTTATCTGACCTACTCATCTCGGGCCCCTACGGCTTCGGCGATACCTTTTACCTGCGATCTGTGGTGAAGGATTTGGCAAAAAAACATCGTGATATTTACATAAGAACAACGCTTCCGGAAGCCTTTTGGGATATCGAAAATGTTAAATTTGTCCGGCCTACTACCAATCGACTGAGGGCTCAAAAAGATCATATCGAACACTTGGATAAAGCCAAAACCCATAAATGGGTGAAGCCGCCACCGGGAACCAATCATAGAACCTGGGCATCATTCGTGCCCGGCTGGCGACACAAAGATGCTTCGCCCGAAGCCGAAGCCATAACCACCAATCCGCGGGGCGAAGAGAGCACAACGAAATTCTTTATGAATGAATATCATATCGACAATTTTGATTTTTCATTTCCTGTAAAACAGAAATGGATGGAAGAAGCAAAGGAAACAATGAACGCCCTGGATACAAAGGGCAAGAGGATCTGTATTATTCGGCCACCTACCGTCCGCAAAGAATGGGCGAACTTTGCCAGAAACCCTAAGCGAGAATATTTCCAGATGCTGATCAATAGATACAAGGATGATTATTTTTTCATCACCATCTCAAATAACAAGCAAGGTGAGGAGTGGTTCGAAGGCGGAAGACTCAAAGGAATAAATAAGGCCTATGACCATGGAGAGCTTTCTATCACGACAGTTTTCGGCCTGATCAAACTTGCTGATATGGTGATAACGCCACCCGATTTATTCAGCTTGATGGCAATCGCCATGAGAACAAAATGCTTCTGTATATTCGGTGGGTGCGCTAAACCCAGCGTTGTTTTTGACGGCAATATGGGCTTGCGAAATTTTGAATATGTGGCCCCGGAGCCGTTCTGCAACTGCATGAGAATGAAGCACGACTGCAATAAAGAGATACCCGAAGATGAGATCATGCAGAAATTCGAAGGCTTAAAACAGCGAACAAAGCATATAAAAAGTGTGGTCATTGGCATACCGCCCGGCATCGGCGATATGCACTGGGTCCTGGCAAAGCTGGAATCGTTCAAAGAAAAAAACTGTATCCATAATTTAAAAATCGTCATTGATAGGAACTCATCACTCAATTACAGCAGGGATTTCTTGAAGCTCGTGCCATTCATAGACGAAATAGACGATGGGCAAAAACACCTGCCCTTTAGGTTTTCGATCGCGGGCGGAGATGGTGAGCCGCTGCAGCAGAACGTGAATGGCGTTGACTATCTGATAGAGTTAAATTCCCGGCTCGAACATGGTGTAAGGATCGAGGATGTGCTTCCTGAATATGATGTAAATTTTAATTATCCGATCAATAACCCGCGGGAGGCCCAGAGCTTCACACAGCTCATAAAAAAGGGAATGGGTGGCAAGCTGTATCTCTTTTATGCTTCCTCGGTGGGCGGAAACAAGAATTGGTGCAAAGGTACGTGGGAACCCAGGGATTGGATAAAATTAGCAAACATGGTTTACGACGAAACGAATTCAAGGACTATTCT